GATAGCCCACGGCGGTATTGTTATCAGCGGTGGTGTTGGATTGAAGGGCTTGCGCCCCAACACTGGTGTTACCGTTGCCCGTGGTATTTGCCGCCAAAGCACTAGCACCCACCGCCGTGTTAGTAGAAATAGCACCAGCGCCTCGGCCTACGGTGATTCCGTAGACAGTCAGGTCAGTACCTGAGTACAGCAAGTTAGCGGAGCTTGTCTCAAGCCCGCCGGTGGTGGAATAGACCACACGGCCCGAGGTTAATCCAGAGTTAGTGACTGCTGGGGTGACAAGCGAAGTTCCAAGATACAGAGTGCGGGGGCGAGTTGCCCCAGATGCGCCGATGTCGTAGGTGTTGTCCGTGAAAATCACGTTGCTGACAACAGTCCCGTTCACTGTCACGGTATCGGCGGCTGCGTCTCCAAGGGTGGTGTTGCCTGTGCTGCTTAGTGTGGTGAATGCACCTGTACTAGCTGTCGTTGCTCCAACCGTTCCATTATGTGGGCCAGAGAATCCACCGGCTGTAATAGTGCCGGTTACACTGCCAGCACCACTAAAATAAAAATCTTTAAACTTGAGAGTTGCGCTACCAATATCAACAGTGGCTGTAGTCTTGGGTAGCACTGTCGTTGCAGAAACAACCACATCTTGTGTTGGCCCCACCTTAGTAATAGGAGCGCCATTGGCTGTACTACCATCGTGGACATGTCCAGTGCTAGCATTAAAGGCAGCAACTAATCCATCAAACTCTCCATCTAAATCTGATGCATTAATAATATTACCATCAGCAATATTGTTAACTGAGTCTACTCTTGCGTAACCTGTCATAGTTTTTCCTTAACGTCTATCGTGTGATGAATACTCTAATGTAGCAGCATCCAAAGAAAATGGAGGATCTGTACTTTGTGATGTGAATTGTAGAGATACAGAAAATCCCGATCCTATTACCTGAGTCTCAAAAAGTTTTTTTAGTTTAGTGCCGTATGTAGTTGTACCATATTTTGCTACACTTGTGCCATAGAATCCCACAGAAGATGTTGTGTTGCTTAGTGTAATTGGATTAGGTTGAACACTTCCTAATGTATCAAAATCAAACTTCAAGTTTACATCCACTGACACACTTCCCTGTGGATCTGTGTATAGGAAGAGCTTATACATTGTCTTCCTAATTCTTGCGTCTTCCATGAAGACAAAGGGAGTAGCAAAAGAAGCCGGTATGCTTGCCCCATCTAGGCTATTCCCACTTTCCATTCGATAGGCATAGCCATCTGTATTAGCAAATAAAACATTTTCTACTTTATTATCATAATATGAATCAGCTACATAGGCTTTGAATCCAGTGAGTTCTGCCCAAGCTATATTGCTGGTGCTATCACTAGCCATCTGTGTTCCTAATATTCCCTTAGCGCTGGTTGCTTTAGTGCTTTCATTAAATCCCAAAAGCCTGTATTGGGACTTCTCTTTAATAACTACACTAGCAAAACTAGAACAAGAAGAGATGAGATCAGTCATTTCTTTCTGTATGGGTTTGGATACTAAACCTAAATTAAAATCACCAACTCTATCAGTTAAACCAAAGAGTCTTAATCCATCTGGGCCTAAGAAGATTACATCACCACCCATTTCTTGAATGGTGTCCGTGGACACACATCCCACATTTCTTGTCACCGGCTGGAGAACAAAATCAGAAATTGTATTCCCTGTTAATTGACTTATTGTTCTCTCAGTGAATATGATAAGAGCATCTCTGAATACAATTAGTCCAGTGATCTTTGCACCTACTGAGATAATACCGGATCCATTGACAGCCGTTAGATCTGAGTCGGTGTAGGGTGCAGTGAATATTAAGTTATTACCAACAGCAAAGAATAGTTGGTTCTTATGAAAGACAACAAACTCAGCACCTTCTATATCTGTAGTGCTATTTATCTCAGCAAAAGTTGTACCATCGTAGATGAAAGGATAATTGTATCCATCAACACCAGCAATCTTTTCTGTGGCCCCAATTCTATATTTAGCAAACCTTGTTTTTAATGCACCACTTCTATCCAAAGACAGCCAAGTAACTGCTGCATTATCAGCAGGACTAGCTGTTAAGTTTGGATTAATGGACACAGTGGCTCCACCACTTACAAGTGTAGCGTTAGCCGTTACAGTATAAACTTTTTCTATTCCAGCAACACTAAAGGTATCGCCAATTTTAGGGGCTACAGTTAATCCATCTATTGCTAAGGATGCTCCTGTTTGCCCTGCACCATTAACTAGCACTGTTCCGTAGGAAGGCTTACTAATTTTAGTCCAAGAATTTCCTGTGGAGGTGTAAATACTTCCGTTCCTACATGCAACAACCCTACTACTCCAATAAGATATTCCTAACATTGTTCCTTCTTGAGAAGTAAATGTTATAGCCGCTTTATCTGCTGGACTAGATGCAAGTGAAGTTGTTAAAGTGAGTGTTGCTCTCTTATTAGTACTATCGTAAGATACCCCACCTGTTGCAATGGTGTATGTTCCTGTCACTCCAGAGATGGTAAAAGTTCCTCCCTCTACAGGAGTGCTATAAATATTAGCAATTGCTAATGTAGTTCCTGTTTGTCCGCTCCCCTGTACTTTAGGTTCATCATAGGCAGGAACAAAACTACTAGAAAATTTAGTGTAGCCTTCTACTCTTTTATATCCACCATTGATAGAAGGCTCAAAGTTCTTTAGAATGCGGGCGCTACCGGGATACTTAACACCGTGCTGCAATGGAGAAAGATTGGATACAAGTCCACCACTAAACTCAAAGGCATAAGTCTTCCAAGCGTCTGCCATGTTATTTAACCCTGTCTCCAAAGGATCTAACGGATCCACTAGCAGGAGTAATCATACCCGACCTAACATAGCCATAGCGATTGACAAGCATGCTACGCATACGCTTTACACCCTCTTCATATTTCTGTTTAGAGATGCCAGCAGATTGTTCATTGCCCCTGAACATGTAAGCGTAGAACATAGCACCATCTGCAATGACATGTCTGAATCTTTCTGGAATATCAGGAACATCATCATAGCTTTCTAGATCAACAGGTATTCTGTAATACTCATACAGCAATTCGTATGCTTGATCAGGAGCAGGAACAACACCGTATTCTAGGCTGGGTGTTTGAAAGACAAAGGTAGGCACTGTTCTTTTATTTGTCTCTGCTGTATATTCGTGATCGATGTATCTGTCTAAGTAGTCTTCATAAGAAATTGAAGACAGCTTTACTGTCCTATTTCCTAGTGTAGCGTCTTCTTTAATTCTGAAAGAATCAAAATCAATTGTGTTTGCATCAGTGGGATATGCATATCTGATTGTTCCAGCAGACAGAGTTTCTTCTGCTAACACATGGTTGAAAGGCCACTCATAGTGGGTGTGATTGATATCACGAATGGCTGTATTCACTGCGTCTTTAACTCTAGCATAGAATCCTGTAGCTGTAGAAAAATTAGACGAGGTAAGTTCAACCTCATTAAAGCTTCTGTTTATTTCATTAGTTAAGTCAAGAAAATTGTAAGCCATATTATTGTTCCTTAACTCTGAGTCTCACCACACGCTCTACAACATTTCCTGTACTATCAGTGATGCGACAAGTGAATTTATATTCTGTGTTGTTTGTGCCTAGTCCAAGATTAATTGTGGCAATATCGCCGCTGATTGTCTGAGATACGTTCTGTATTCCATATACTGTGTTACCAGCAGTGAGGGCTGTCTTAACGCCAGAGGCATCGTCCACATACCAAACAACAGAACTAAGAATAGCTGCTCCCAACCATCTTGACCAATCTACACTGTAGTCAAGAATTTCATCTGGATCTTTGTTAGGCCATCTAAACGACATTATTTTTCCTTAAGCTACCAGCACACTTCTATCTGAAGAAGTTGTCTTTCTATACATGTACGCTTTTCTAGGCAGCAACGACACATGAGATGTACGCATTCCTGTAGTGGATCTAGCCTCAACATAAACTTTCCTAATATCCTGTGCCACCATCACTGTCCTGTCTTTACTGAGTGTATGTCTCTCAACATATACTGTTCTATTTCTGGAATACTGAGAAGCTACAGCAGCATAATTAAATGATGTAGTAGATATTGTAACACTACCAAGGTAGGTTATACCAGATACACCCTCAAGTGGTACAACAATACCTACTGCTACGCTGACACTTCCAATACTCGCTGTAGCATCTACTCCTGTTACTGCTGCAACAGCTTTTGCTACCACCTCAACAGATCCAATAGAGGCTATTGCTTCAATACCAGTTACTGAAGTGACAGCTTTAGCTATTGCGGTTGCAGTGCCTATACTGGCTGTAGCTTCTACACCATCTACAAGAATTCTATTGACAGTGCGAGTAGTAACTTCTCCTACAGATGCTGTAGCTTCAACACCAGTTACAGCAGCAACAGCCGCAGCAGCTATTGTTGTGCTTCCTACACTTGCTGTTGCTTCAACACCAGTTACTGAAGTTACAGCCTTGGCTGCTACAGTGATACTTCCTACGCTAGCTGTAGCTTCAACACCAGTTACAGCAGCAACTGCCTTAGCAACTACTACAACACTACCTATACTTGCTGTTGCGGCTACACCAGTTACAACAGCAACTGCCTTAGCAACTACTACAACACTGCCTACATCTGCTGTTGCTGACACCCCCGTAATTGGGATGACAGCTTTAGCAACTACAGTTATGCTGCCGACACTCGCTGTTGCAGATATTCCATCAGGAACATAGGCAACATTAGTCTTGCCATACCTGACAGCACCATATCTCCCTATGCCATATCTGGCTCCAGAGAGTGTAGTTGTAGCCACAAGACTACCCCTTAAGCAATTCTTACAATTGCGTTAGTTGCGTCTGCTACTGGGAATTGAACAACGAAGTCACCATTGGTGGATGTCTTATCTCCACCAAAAGAAATTACAGCAACTGCATTAGTTGTCCCTGTTCCACCATCAGTGGTGGTGTTATAAATTAAAGCACCAGCAGCAGTGATAGTTGCGCTTGTCCATGTAGCATCATTGAAGTCAATGAATGCTGTAGTGCCACTAGAAGTGGGATCAATATTAGTTAGTGTAACTCCACCGGCTGTATAGCCTGTACCAACAACTTCGTTAGTAGTGGTGTAGGCTGTTGTTGCTGCACTCAAAGTAGCAGTAGAAGTGAAGAGAGCAATCTTAAATGTATGACCAGAGGTTACATTGAAGTCGTGCTTTCGCTCAAGAAGCTCCTTCTTAAAGCTTGTGCATACTGCGGAAGTAATAGCCATGTTAGTCCTTTAGCAAAAAGAAAGGGGCAACCTCTTGTGGAAGCTGCCCCTATTCAGGTAGTTAGCGCTTAAGCCAACTGTTCACGGTCTACCGAAGCAGGGCCAACGCGATCTGATGCATCAACGATCAGCGCAAACA